TCGAGCGCGAGGCGACCCGAGAGGCTAAGCGGCAGGCGCGTAAGGCCGCTCGCTCGGCCATGCGCCGCGCCGGGCTCTGCCCGATCAGCGGGCAGGTCGTCGAGCAGGATCCGAACGCGACCGGCCGGAAGACGTACGTCGACGCGAACGCTCAGAAGCTCGGGCAGCACATTCGCCGGATCACGGCCCTGCTGCCGCAGATCACGTACTGCGACAAGCGGCAGAAGAACCAGTGGCGGGCCGAGTTCAAGGCTCTCGCGAACCTGCTGAACGGATAGAGACGACGCAACCGTCGGCCACGGCCGACACTGAGCGCCCACGGGCGCACGAACGGAAAGACCATGAACGACACGAACACGACCTTCGCCCCGATCACCTTCGACGCCGACGGCTTCGTCGACGGCTCGATCACCTTCACGAACGGGCTCGCGCACTCGTTCCGCACGACGCAGGGCCGCGTCGACGCCGACGGTGCCTTCGACGATCTCGGGATCGACGACACGCACGCCCGCACGGTGCGCCGCGGGTACGCCGCTCGTCGGCTCACGTACGACGGCATGCTCGACGACACGTGCGTCGGCGTCGGCATCGGCGAGTACGTCGACGCGGCGTGCGACGCGGCCGAGCGCCGGGTGCTCGCTCGCCCCTGAGCGCCCCCGAGAGCGACCGTGAAGGCCGGGCCGAGTGCGAGCCCGGCCTTCGTGCGTTCGAGCCTTCACGGTCGCCCGCACGAGCCCCTGAGAGCCCTGAGCCCGTGCGGGGCTCGACCGGGTCGTTCTCGCCGCGTAAGGTGGGCCGATATGGCGAAGCCTCAAAAGTCAAGCACGCCGGGCGCGGTAATGGACGTCGAGCGCGTCGCGGCGCTCGTCGGGTACGTCGAAGAAGGCATGCCGTACAAGCACGCGTGCGCGCTCGCCTCGATCCCGTACTTCACTTTTCAAGGGTGGAAGCGTCGCGGGCGCGACTGGCAGAAGCGGATCGCCATGGGCGAGCCCGAGCCCGTCGAAGACACGCTCGACGCGTGGGCGATCGAACTCGTCGACCTGCTTGAAGCGGCCGAAGCGTCGGGCATGCGGCACCACTTGAAGACGATCAGGCGCGCGACCGAAGGCACGTGGATCCCTAGCAGGCCGTATCAGGACACGATCAGCACGCCCGACGGCCCCGAGATCGTCACCCGATGGACGCAGCCGAAGTACATCGCGCCCGACGTGCGCTCGGCTCAGTGGATGCTCGCGAAGCGACACCCGAACGAGTTCGGCGATCGGAAGGGCACGCTCACGACGTCGCGCACCTCGAACGGCGACGTCGAGACGCTTGTGCAGGTACTCGACGTCGACGGGGCGAGCACCGAGCAGCTTGAAGCCATGGCTCGCGCGGCGCTCGACGACGACGGTGCGCTGAAGGAAGGCGTGATCGGGTGAGCGCCCCGTTCGCGCACGGCAGGCAATCGGCCACGGCCGAAGCCTTCGACGCGTGGTACGCGGCCGACATAGGCTCGCCGGGTGGCGGCGTGAAGCTGAACGCCCTGAACGCGCACACGGCGACAACGTCGTCGATCGAGCAGCTTGCGATCCGTCGGCTCTCGTGGTTCGTGCGCCTACTGTGGGAAGTCGTCGAGCCCGGCACGCCGCTCGTGTGGAATTGGCACCTCGACGCCGTGTGCTTCGAGCTTGAACGCGTCATGCACGGCGAGGTGATCGCCCTCGAAGAGAGCCCCGACGGGATCGTCGTGAAGCGGGCCTTCACGAGCGATCTCGTGATCAATATTCCGCCCGGCCACATGAAGAGCCTGATCGTCTCGGTCTTCTTCCCGGCGTGGCAGTGGATCCACCGACCCGAGCTTCGATCCCTGTACGTCGCGAACTCCGACTCGCTCGTGAAGCGCGACTCGCGACGCACCCGCGATCTGATACGCAGCGAGCGGTACCAGCGGCTCGTGCTTCGGCACATGCGCGCACTATGGCGGCGACTGCGCAGGCCGTCGCACGTGCGCACGGTGCCCGCTATCGGCACGTGCGATCCACCGACCGAAGGGTGCCCGAGCCCCGCGTACCGGCGCATGCTGCGCGACGTCGCGAGCGTCGACGAGATCGAGTCGTGGGGCTTCCGCGTCGATCAGGGCGAAGTCGCGAACTTCGGGAACACGACGAGCGGGTACCGACAATGCAAGCCGATCGGCGGGAAGATCACGGGCGAGCGCGCCGACGGGCTCGTGATCGACGATCCGTACGACGTGAAAGAAGTCGTACTCGGCAATGCCTCGCGGCAGAGCGAGCGCATGCGGGAAGTCGTCGACGTGTACGACCACGTGCTGAGCAGTCGGCTCAATAACAAGGGCGCGCGACGGCAGGACGGCACCGGAGGCTATTACCGGATCCTGATCATGCAGCGGATTCACGAAGACGATCTCGCGGGCGTGCTACTGCGCCGCGGGTACCGGCACGTCGTGATCCCGACCGAGTTCGATCCCGAGCCCGACCATTACAACGTGCACCCGATGGATCCGCGCACGGTGAAGGGCGCGCTGCTCTTCGCGAAGCTCTTCAGCGCCGACACGGTCGAAGAGATCAGGATCGTCGAACTCGGCGATCGACACTACCGAGCGCAGCACGGGCAGGATCCCGCGCCCGCGACGGGCGGCACGTTCGCGTCGTCGTGGTTCGTGCCTCGATACACTACGCACCCGCAATCACTTCACTTCGACGAATGGGCGATCACCGTCGACGCCGACTTCGGCAGCGACGCCGAAGGCTCGTCGTACGTCGTGCTTCAGGTGTGGGGAAGGCGCGGCACGACGGGCTTCTACCTGCTCGATCAGGTGCGCGAGCGTATGAACTTCCCGAACACGAAGGACGCGATCAAGCGGCTTCGGCTGAAGTGGTCGCGCGTAACGCTCGTGCTGATCGAGAAGAAGGCGAACGGCGCGGCGCTGATCGACACGCTGCGCGACGAGATCCCGTTCGTGCTCGCCTTCGTTCCGCGTGGCTCGAAAGAAGCCCGCGCGAACGTGTCGTCGCTCGCGTACGCGGCCGGGAACGTGAACCTGCCGAGCGACGAGTTCGCGCCATTCATGGGCGGGCCGTACGGCTTCGTCGACGAACATTTGAAGTTCCCAGGTGGACGGTACGACGATCAGGTCGACGCCGAGTCTCAGATTCTCATTCATTGGACGGTCGGACATACCCGCGACGCGCTCGCTCGAACGAAGCGGACCTTTGCCGGGTGGGTTGCGGGCGCGTAAGGTCGAACACTCATGCCGAACTTCAGCCCGCCCTCACTCCGCGCTCGTCTCGAAGGCCGCGTGATCGCGCCTGCCCGACGCGAACTCACCCGACGCGTCGACGGCCTGCTCGTCGAGCCGACGAAGCGTGCCGCGCTCGGGCTCGCGATCCGTATCGACTCGATCGTGAGCGCGCTCACCGGGCTCGGTGGCATGAACGACAAGGGCACGAGCAGTCGGCCCGTCGCGAACACGCCGCTCACACGCCCCGAGATCGAGACGCTGTACCGCGAGAACGGGTACGTGCGCCGGTACGTCGACACGTGGGCCGACGAGCAGGTTCACAAGGGCTGGACGCTGATCGAGGATCGGCGAAGGGTCGGCGATCTCGAAGACGACGAAGAGCGCCTGCACGCGCACGAGCACATGGTCGAAGCGCTGCGCACGGCCGCGCTCTTCGGTGGCTCGCTGATCGTCATGGTTACGAACGACGTCGCGGGCTCGCCCGAAGCCTTGAAGACGCCGCTGAACCTCGAAGCCGTGAGCGAAGTGCTCGCGCTCGTGCCGCTCGAAGAAGGCGAGTTCAGCGTCGACGAGTACGACGGCGACTTCGCGGGCGGCACCTTCCGCGAGCCCCTGATCTACCGCGTGCACCCGACGACGGCCACGGCCGTTTCCGGCGCGCTGCGCTCGGGCGAGCAGGTACACGCGTCGCGGTGCCTGTACTTCTTCGGCGCGAAGCTCACGACCGCGGCGCGGTACGCGAACGGCGGGATCGACGGCTCGCTGATCGAAGCCATGTGGCCGCAGATCAGGAACCTCGAAACCTTCGAGCAGTCGTGCGCGATCATGGCCGTCGAAGCGAAGCAGGACGTTATGAAGGTCGAAGGGCTCGCTGCCCTCACGACTTCGGATCAGGCCGAATTGCTTGCGATGCGCATGCAAGCAATCGCGACGCAGCGCTCGTCGGCGAACATGGTGATCGTCGGCGACGGCGAGCAGTTCGAGAGCAGGGCGGGCACGCTCACGGGCATCGGCGAGCTTCGGGGCGTCTTCGAGAGCGGACTGAGCGCCGTGTCGTCGATGCCTCGCACGATCCTCTTCGGCGACTCGCCGGGCGGGCTGAGCACCGACGACGCGGCGAGCCGTCGCGCGTGGGATCGGTACCTGAGCCTTCAGCAGAAGAAGCGCCTGAAGCGGCCCGTGAACCGGCTCGTCGACGTGCTCAGCGCCGCGGCAGGGAACGCAGAGCGCACGAGCGCGGTCGCGTTCAATCCGCTCGGTGAAGTCGACGAGCGCACGAAGGCCGAAGTGCGGAAGCTACAGATCGAGACGTACGTGCTGCTGATCCGTGAAGGCGTGATCGCACCCGAAGACGTAACGACGTCGCTCTTCAGCGAAGACGGGTGGCGCGACGAGCTTCTGCCCGTCGACGTCGAAGCTCAGCCGAGCGACGTCGAACTCGAAGAGCCCGAAGCCGAGCCCGTCGATCCCGATGCCGAGCCCGTCGATCCCGATGCCGAGCAGGGCGTCGACCCTGCCGCAGTTAATCCGGCCGACGTGCAAAAGGCAGCGTTCAACGGTGCGCAGATCGCAGCGGTCGTCGACATTGTTACCCGCGTCGGGCTCGGCGATCTGCCGAAGAGCAGCGCGCGTGCCCTGCTGCTCGAAGTTATGCCGCTCACGCCCGAAGCCGTCGACGCGATCCTCGCTGAGATCGTCGAAGGCTCGGCCGAGCCCGAGCCCGTGATCGAGGTGCCCGAGCCCGAGCCCGAGCCCGTGATCGAGGTGCCTGAGATCGACGAGTAACGGCCGTGGCCGACTTCGAGGCACGCCCGCGACGGGTCGAGCAGCGCAGGCGCATCGCCGCGCGCCGCAGGGTCGACGCGAAGAAGCGGAAGAAGCGCGGCGAGCGCGTCGAGTACCCTGAGCAGTTCGAGCGCCGGTACGGGCGAGCCCTTGCGGGCCGCTCGAACCGCTTCACCGACGACACGAAGAAGAAGCTGAAGGCGTGGCTGAAGGCGAACCGGAAGCGGCTCGACGAGCGGCGCGGCGCGGTGATCGCGCTGAACCGACGCGACGGGATCGAGCCCGACGAAGCCGAACTCGACGGCCTGAACCTTGACGCGGCCGAACTCGATCCCGTCGTGCTGCGGAAGCAGATCGCGCGCGACGTCGCGGCGCTGAAGAAGTTGATCGGCACGGCCCGTCGACGAGCCCTTCGCGTGTACGAACCCGATGCAAAGATGATTCGACGGATCGGCTCTCAGCTTTCGCTCTTCACGTCGAAGCAGATATTCCGGCTCGTGCAGAAGGTCGCTCAGATCAACCCGTTCGCGGGCCTGCCCGCGAGCGTCGTCGGTGGCTGGACGAAGCGATCCGTCGATCTGATCGTAACTGTCGATAAGCGCTTCTTCAGCAGGATCGAGACGGCCGTGATCGACGGCGTGCGCAAGGGCTCGCGCGCGAAGACGCTCGCGAAGATCATCGACGGCAGGGTCGACGGCACGCCGGGGCAGTCGCACAAGTACGACGGGTGGCGCATCGCGCGGGATCAGATCGGGAAGCTGCACGCCGACGTGACTGAAGCCCGCTTCGTCGACGCGGGCGTGAAGGAATGGATCTGGCGCACGAGCCGCGACAATCGCGTGCGCGAAGAGCACGAAGAACTCGAAGGTGAGAAGTACCGAACGGGCTCGGGCGGCGATCCTGAAGAGGGTCGGCCGGGCGACGCTATCGGGTGCCGCTGCACCTCTGAACCCGTGCTCGACTTCTAGGTATCTGAGAGCGCCTGAGAGCGCCTGAGAGCCGTCGGGCCGATCGAGTCGACCGCGGGCCGGGGCATACCCGCCCGAGCGTATTGCTCGGTAGGTATTAGGCTCGATCGGCCATGGCCGACAAAAGACACCCGACGGCTTGACTCTCTAACGGCCATGGCCGATAATTCAGTCCCGTCGCACTCCGCGACGCCGAAGGAAGCAAGCCATGAACGCACTCGTCGATTCCTACCACGCTCAGAACGCCGAAGACGGCCACGACTACGGGTGCCCTTGGGGCGCGGGTGCCGACTGCGGGTGCTCGGTGCGCACTCGCTCGATCGAGCGTTCGGTCGCCGCGTGCCGCGTCGAGTACCGCGGGCTGAAGGCCGCGTCGGGGCTCACGTGGGCCGACTTCACTTCGTCGTGCACCGTGCTCGTCGACGTCGAAGTCGAAGCGGGTCGGGTCGACACGTACGAAGCCGACGAGATCGCGTACGCCTTCTGCGACGCGGGCAAGGTCGTCGCCGAGTACGGCGTGAAGATCGTCGACGTGCCGACGGTCGCAGCATGAGCACGAACCACCGACGGAAGAACCGGCACCGTTCGTACCGGCACCGCGACACGGTGCGAGCCCGCTTGCTTCAGGACGAAGCGAACGTGAAGCGGCGACGAGAGGGTCGCGAGCAGGCCGACGCGGGCCGACGAGACTGAGCCCGCGCGAGCGCACACGAAGAGCCCCTGAGCAGCCCGCTCAGGGGCTCTTCGCGTTCAGGCGTGCCGTGCGCTAACTGCACGTAACCACGTGAGAAACTCGGTAGCCATTGCTTGACGGTGCGTTAGATCGCGCCGTACTCTCGGCAGCAATGGATCGCGCACCCGAGAGCACGTACCGAACCGACGACGCCGCGGGCACACGCCCGACGAGCGTGCTGCGGTACGACGCCCCGAGCATCCTGCGCGAGCCGAAGCGCACCGTCGAAGGGTTCCTGTACGCCGACGCATTCGTCGCGCGAGCGCCGATCGTCATGGAGTACCCGCAGACCGACGGCACGATCGTTCGCGAGCTTGTGCTGCCCGAAGACCTGCACGATCCCGAGAGCCTGAAGACGCTCGCCGGGAAGCCCGTCACTGACGATCACCCGCCCGAAGAGGTGACTGCGCAGAATGCGACCGTGCACATGCGCGGCGCGGTGCAGGTCGGATCGGCCGTGGCCGACGACGGGCTCGTGCGCGTGCCGATCGTGATCCACGACGCGGCGCTGATCGCGAAGGTCGACGCGGGTAAGGTCGAAATGTCACCCGGCTATCGGGTCGATATCGTGCACGAGCCGGGCGTGCACCCGACCGAAGGCCCGTACGACGTACGGCAGACGAATCGCAGGTACAACCATTTCGCAGTGGTCGACGCGGCCCGCGGGGGCTCGACTGTGCGCCTGCGTGCCGACGGAAACGCTGAGATCATCGCCGACGACGTTCGGCACGACGGAGCCCCGACCATGACACGAGCCGAACTGATCGCCGCACTCACCGATCTCTCGAAGTGCACCCGAGCCGACGCGGCTTCGGCGCTCGACGCCCTCGCGGGCCTGCGTGCCGACGACACGCTCGGCGACGTGCTGAAGCGGCTCGGCGACGGTGAGGCGACGATCGCCGCGCTCACGAAGGAACGCGACGCGCTTCAGAAGACCGTCGACGGGTTCGAGGCGTTCCAGAAGAAGAGCGAAGAGCCCGAAGAGATCGAGAAGAAGAAGGGCGACGCCCTGAAGCTCGTCGACGAGATCGTCGCGCTGCGTGTGAAGTGCGACGAGCACGGCGTCGAGTACGACGGCGCGAAGCACGACGCGGCCGACCTGCGCGCCCTGATCGTCGACAAGATCGTCGACGTGGCCGACCTGCCCGCTGAGCGCACCGACGCCTTCGACCGGGCCGTCGTCGCGACGCTCGGCATGCGCACCGCGACGAAGCCCGGCCCGTGGTCGGGCCTGAACTTCGACGGGAAGCAGCCCGCGAAGACGAAGACCGAAGGCGAGCGCGGCGTCGTGCACGTCGACGGGGCCGACGGTGAAAGCACGAAGATCGACCTGCTGAGCATCGACACCCGACCGCGGATCTGATCCCCGACCGGAACGAGCACTTCTGAGCACAAACGGCCACGGCCGAAACGGAGCCTGAGAAAATGACCACGACTTCCGCCGCACTTCAGACCGGGATCCGCACGCGCCGCATGCAGGCCGTCGTCGGTCAGCCTGCCTTCGCCGACTGGCTGAACAAAATCAAGGACGGCGTGAACAGCGCGCCGCAGCAGTCGCAGGAAGAGCGCGTTCAGGTGAACGCGTTCAACGCGCTCGGCACGTACACGTTCATGCTCGACGGCATGCTTTACAGCTACACCGAAGACGGAACGGGTGCGAACGTGAACGACGTCGCGACGCAGATCACAAACGATTGGAATAGTGGTGGCTTCCCTCCGGGTCGCGGAGTCGCCGAAGCTAGTGATCAGGCGAACGAAGTCGTGCTGACGGGCACATGGCCCGGCGTCGAGTTTGAAGTGAATACCGATATGGATCCCGACCTGAGCAACTTCACGAACGTCGCCCCGGAAGAGGCAGACGACGTCGGCTTCGGCTTCGCACTCGTCGGGCTCGGGTACGCCGCGGGCGGCGTGTACGCCACGGGCGACACTTTGGAGCAGATCGCCGTCGCGCGCACCGACGCCTTCGGCCCGTCGAACCTGTACTTCGACGACTTTATCGGGCTCGCCGCTGGACGCCTTGAGATCGTGATCGACGCAAGCATTCACGATCTCGGCGTGATCACCGCGTCGGCCCCGTGGAACGCGACGATCCCGCAGACCCTCGCCGATCTGAAGACTGCGCTCGACGCGGCCCTGTTCACGTCGGGGCTCGATCAGTACATGAATTGCACCGTCGGGGCCGGTCCTGATTCGTTCAGCGTTGACACGAATGGCGGCATGGAAGGCTTCGCCTTCGACGCCATGATCGCCCACGATCTCGGGATCGCCGCGATCAATAAGATCGTGAACGTCTTCCGCGGCACGTCGATCGTGTGGTCGTGGGCCGGTGTCTCGATCGCCCGGTACGACGTGACGAGCCAGGACTTCGGCAGCACTGACGAGCCGTCGTACGCCCCGAACGCGGGCGTGCCCTTCCTGAAGCGGGGCTTCGTGTGGGTCGAGCGACCCGAAACGCCTCCGATTCAGGGCGGGCGTGTGTTCGTCGAAATGGATCCCGGCAGCGACTTCGGCACCTTCCACACGAACCAGAACGGCACGCGCCTGCCGCTGCCCTTCGACGTCGCAAAGTGGGAGCGCGACGGGCGCATCGCGACCGACGGCCTGAGCCTGCTGAACCTCGGGAACTTCTAGGCTTCGGCCCTTCACCACCTTTCGAGAGAAACGGCCACGGCCGAACCGGAGCACGAGAACATGACGAACCCTCAGATCCCCCACGGTATCAAGCGCAGCGGTGAAGGCAGCGTGATCGCGCTGAACCACGCGCTCGACGGTGGCTCGGCCGAGCGCGTGAATGGGGGCGTCTTCGGATCGACCCTCGGCGCGGCCCTGCGCACCCTGCGCTTCGACGGCCGTGCCGTGCCCGAAGCGGCCCGCGCGCTCGCCCTCACGCTCTCGCAGCAGGGGCAGTGGATCGACGCCATGGCGACGACCCTGCGCACCGACGGCGGGCTTCACGCCGACGCGGTGAGCCCGACCGGCGGGCTGCTGCTGCGTGAGAACCTCGAACACGTGTACGCGGAGGTGCTCACCGAGACGGTCGCGCCGAACAACGCGCTTCGACTCTTCCCGATCGACCGCAGCGTCGGTGCCGGTGCTCGCACTCACAAGGTGAGCCGCAAGTACCACACGGGCGACGCGAAGGTGTACCGCGGGGGCATGGACATTCCGCGCGTCGGCGTGCAGCAGGCGACGAGCGAGTTCCCGATCCGGCACTACGTGTCGAGCTTCGCGATCAACGTCTTCGAGGCACTGAGCGCCGGGTACGCGAACATGCCGCTCGCGGCCGAACTGCTTCGCGCCTGCCGCGACGTGCTCGACGAGTTCCTGAACCTCATGTCGTGGTTCGGCTCGACGGTCGACGGGCTCTTCGGCGTGCTCACGTACCCGTGGATGCCGCTCGCGATCTCGGCCGTGGCCTTCGACGGCACCGTGCCCGCGAACGAACTCGACGAGATCAGCAGCATCGCCGACGAACCCTTCCTCGCGAACGAAGGCGTGATCGAGCCCGATGCGATGATCACGAGCCCGCG